GTCTTTCTTCTTGCCTCATGCATTTCTAAATCATCTATTTCTTTATCAGATACTTTACCATCATCTAAAATCTTTTTACATTTCTTATAGAATTTTAAATAGTGGTATTTTTCTAACATCTTATACACTACGGCTTTTGGTAATCTATTCTTAATACCATATTGTCTAATTTCATCTGGCGACATATCTTTATCAAATGCAGCTCTTCTTTCTGCGTCAACACCATCACCTATTTTTATAATATCTCTGATACTATCTTCTATCTCATCTAATTTTGTATTAATTTTATCTTGTAGATTTAATACATCATCATTAGTTAAACCCTCTAGTTCTCTGTAATCTATAATATCTCTTTTTAATTCACCCTTTACTACATCTATTTCTTGTACTTTTCTTTCAAAGTCTTTTACATATAAGTTAGGGTCAAAAGTAAACTCTTCAGGTCTTTTGATAAATTTGTTATCTTCTATATCAAATACGGCGTCTGCTTTTTTTTCTTGGTCTTGATATGTTTTCATATCTGTAATAAAATAAAAATTGATTGGATGTTTTGTGCCAGGTATTAATTTACCTTGAATATTATCTGGATTTTTAGCAGACAAATACTTTTGAGATAATCTTAATCTTTCGTCTTCTCTTTTTTCAACAGGCACATCAAACAATACATTTATGTCTAGGTCTGCGTCATCTCTGTATCTTTTAGTTAAAATAGAACCTATTAGGCCAATTTTTACAACTGGATATTCCGTTTCAAACTCTTCAATCTGTTTATCAATTTGTGCCTTAACACTATCTTTGATTTTAGGATTGTTTGTATCAGCGTCATCAAATACACCTTTAGCGTATGTTCTTCTAGGTATATCAATAACTGCTTCTAAAAAAGTTTTCATCTTCTTTTTAATCTTCTTTCTGTAGCCATCCATCTTTTTGCTGTGTATGACTTAATTTTATTGTTTAATAATCTTCTAACTGCTTTAGAACATCTATCCATAATTTGAGTTGTCAATTCTCTATCATCTTTACTATTGTCAATAATTACCATGTTGCCCATGCCAAAAGAGTTTTGAAATTTACCAATATTACTTTGTACAATAGTGTGTGATTTTCTAGTAATATATTCTGGTACACTTCTCTCTCTTTTTTTATTTCTTTCTAACGCAACTTCTAAACTTGTATTTACAAATATCATGTAACAATCATAACCTAATTGTTGTAGTATTGCTTTTTGATTGGCAATTTTATCGTAATCCCTACCTGTACCATCTATGACCATACCTAATCTACCTTTGATTGATAAGTCCATAGTTTTATCAGTTGTACCTTTTGCTCTAGCTCTTAATATATCTCTAGACTCTGCCTCATCTTCAGGCATTTTTAAAGATAAACCATTCTTTTTTAATGCTCTTTCAAATGCACTATCTGAATTAATCTGTCTTAAACCTGTACCACCAAATGCGTTTCTAGTTACAAATGTTTTACCAGAACCTGGTCCACCTGCTAAAAAGAAAGCTTTGAATATATTAGGGTCGTATAAACCTTCTTGTAAATCTTGAAATCTTATGTCGTCAAATTTTTTCATTAGTTCCAACCTTTAGGCATTGTAAAGTTTTGCCTACTAAATTCTAATCTATCTACAAGTTTAACTGCACCTGCAACATTATCAACTGCAACATAACCCTCTGGTGCCGTTACTCTATAACCTTTTGATGTTCTTAAAAAGTTACCTATACTTTGTATTTGATTCATTTTTTGTAATAATGTGTTCTTTGCATTAGCTAGTGTAATATGACTTGCAATTGCAAAATATAATGCTGTTCTATTTCTATCTATAAATTGTAGATTATCTTTTTTTGCCTTGATAAACTTTTCTTTACCTCTAGGAGTTTTTCTACTATCAATCTCCATATTAATAAAGTTCTCATAGTAATCTCTAAATTGTTTCTGCATAGTTGCAACTTTACCCATATCACTATTTGAATTTTTTATATAGTAATTAAAATATGTTTTTAATCTATAACCAACAGATAAATCATCTGATATATTTTTACTCATAAGATTTAAAATAGGAGCAGCCTTTCTCAACGAGCCTTCAGCCATTCTAATCTGAGCGTCAAATCTTGACAACTCTTGTTTACTAAACATAACAGCTGTTGATTTATAACCTGCACTTGCTAAAAACACATTTCTATTTGATGACCCTCTAACGGTACCGAAACTAGCAGATAAATTATCCATAGTCTTACCATTGTATTGAGTATGAAATACAATACCCATTTTTGCTTTCATAATTCTTCTACCTAAATCACTTGAAATAGGTACTGCATATGTGATTGTATTTGGTGTAAATGAAACCATTTTTTCGCCATCTATATTGATGGCTTTTAGGTCATTTGTAAATAACAAATCACCTTGTAAAATACCTTTAATGTTTAGTCTTGATAGATTTGCTAAACATACTTTTAATTTATCTGCAACAACACCACTATGGTTTCTTGAAATATCTCTTGATGTATAATTTATTTTAGGAGTTTTATTGAATACTGATTTAGTTCCAACAAAGAATTTGCCGTTTTCAGGATTAACACCACATATAATTGCTGGCGCACCGTCCCATTTGACGGTCATATTTGTACCCTTACCAGAACCAGCTAACATATTTCTAACTGCTTTTAGAAAGTTTACTGCATTTTCACCACCAACGGTGCCTCTATTGATGATATCATCTTCTAGGTGTTCTAGGTGTGTATTCTTATCTTGGGTCTGAAACCCTTTAAAACTAAACATTTTTCTCTCTCATTTTGTCCCATTATACTATATTAAAAGAGCCTTGGCAAGCACTTTTTTCAACAAATTCATCAACAAATATATACTATTTATACTATGAAACCTTTATGAAAAAGGTAGAAATATCAGTATTTGACATGGCATATCTAACTATTGACTTTGAGAAGTCATTTAATTGTCTGCTTTTTGACTCAGCTTTGATTGTATCTAAAAATAGTAATGCCATATATTTACCAAAGTAAAAAGCAGGTGAGGCAGGTTGACCTTTATTATTTTTATAACCATCTGCTAATCTTTCAAATTCTGCTTTGTCAACCACATTTTGTTTTGATATACCAGATTTTTGATTATTAATATATTTTTTGTATAGAAGATACATAGTTGATAAATTATTTTGATTATAATATATTTCATTCCAATTTTGTTTTATTGAGCTATTGCCAATAGACTTATTATAAATTTGTTCTACAAAATGATTTATATTACCACCACCTATTTTACCAGCAGCTGCATATCTACCTTTCATTTCACCTTGCCATGATTTTGTAGTAGCAGTAGCTCTACATTGCATAACACCACCATCACTAAAATACATGTACATATCAGCAGACTTAAAAAAATCACCAGTTTGACCAAAAGAATAACCAGAAAAGGCTACATCTTTATTATGAGTTCTTTGTCTAGTATTAAATGCTGTAACATTAGCAGAATTGCCTTCAACTTTTTTTAAAGATACACCAATAGTATTGATATCAGATTTATCCATAACTGCTTCTCTCAAAGTAGTCCATTCAACTGGTGGTTTTTTATATTTTTGATTATCTACAAATGGCTCATTGGCTGTAGGCATTTGTGTACTCATCCATATATCACCAGGATTCCATTTATCATCACTAAAAGAACCAGGTGCTATGGGTGGATTATTATTTTTTCTATCATGGTCCATAGCTCTCTTTTTACTTGCATATACTTTTTTCATAAAAGGCGAACCTCTATGAAAATAAACTTTTTTACCTTTAAAAGGTCTTGAATAAGGAGATTGATAGATTGCGTTTGCTGTTTTTATAAAGACATCTTTTGCAAACCAATCCTCTGGACATCTATCATAACATTCTTTAGCAGTTAATCTTGTAGACCTTTCATATACAAAACAATGATTTTTTTGAGATTCTAATTTTTTTAATTCTGTATTTTTATTATCTAATTTACTGATACTTGTATTAAACAACAATGATAGATAGAAACATTGCATTGATTCTGTAACAGCAGTATCATCAGCACCACCACCTGAGCCTCTACCACCACCAAAATCGGGGTCTTTAAAAAATCTTGATATAATATCTTGACCTACTTTTACTTTAGATGATTTTGAATTAGCGTATTCTAAAAAAAATTTATCTTTATCAACAATAAGTCTTAAGCCATAGACTTTTCTGCCTTGAGCATTTGTGCCTAGTATGAATTCTCTTTTATCTTTTATTTTATTGGCAACAATATCCACATAGCCTTGACCTGCATAAAGTCCGCCACTTGCTTTGTGATTTGTTTTAAATCTTGCTGGTGCTAATTGTCCCATATTCTCTCCTTACTATATTTAGGACGATTTGGCAACTAGTTAAATGAGCCTGCTACATAATTCCAGAGAAATTTAGGAATACCACCGTTTACTTGCCAAACACGGTGTTTATTTTGAAACTCTGCTAATGAGTTTGCGTCTTCTTCAAAGAAGTATTTACCAACTACAAAACCAGTTGGTTGTTCTATTACATGCCAAAGTATCTTCTTGCCTTCTTTAGACATCTCTACTGAATATGTCAATTTCTTTTTCAAACCTCCACCTGGTCTCTTGTCGCCTTTGTAAAATCTTACCTTTTGTGTTTTCTTTTTTACCATATCCAACTTATATAAGAGTAACGAGTACCTTTCGTTACTGGTTCTACTTTATGAGGATACATAAAGTTACTAGGAAATATTATAATATCACCTTTTGATAAATCTATTTTTTCATCTATTAAAACAAATTCTCCACCCTCATAATCATCATTTAAAACTCCCAATACACTCAATATTGGTATACCTTTTCTTTCACCGTCAAACATTGAATGAATATGGTCTGCATGTAAGGCCATCTTTTTATTTTCTGCATACTTATTAAATCTTACATGAGAATAACCTTGATACTCGTCAAACCATGGCATTTTTAATGCCTTTACATATCTATATGCTGTATCATCTACCAATTCATTTATTTTAGGTTTAGTAGATACATTACCCCAACTCATAGACAATTCTTGTGAGCCACTTCTAGGTTTATATTGTTTTGTATTTGCATTATAAAAAGTATGTTCTTTAAATTCTAATGTGTTCATTTCTGACACGGTTTTATCACATATGTCCTTTGATAAGACACCTTTATATAATTTAGAAAATGCTTTTACATCTAGGTGTTTCATAGTTTAAAATCACTAAACTTATTGTAAGCGTCCTCTTTTTCATCTACTTGATTTGAGTCAACTATGTTTTGACTTGATTGTTGTACATCATACAATCTCATTTTAGACCTATCAACACCTACAATAAATGCTCTGTTTACGCTAGGGTCATTGTATCTATTTTTTAATTGTTTAATCTTCATCTGACCTAATGCCTCTAACTCTTCGTTTGATATTAAAGCAAACATAAAGTCAGCAGTTGCTGGAAGACCAAAAGATTCGGAAGTATCTTCAAGACCAATATCAGTTGACACGAAACCAGTTCTAGTAGT